AGGTAAAAGCGGCGACCGTCGGGTGTGATTTGATACCGTCGTCCATTTGCCCCAGAAGCATTAGAACCGAAAGGCCGATCATTCCAGTTAAGTGCCATTGTGTTGTCTCCCGTGTTTGAGTTGTTTGTGTTCCTGACAAGCACCACTATCACAACTATCGGTTGAAAACGCAATACAAGCTCAAACAATCTTTCGGGATTTTGTAAAAGTAATACAAAACCAAGCAAAAAGGCCGCACTATTTCTAGTGCGGCCTCCAGAGAATCACCGCCCGGAACTAAAACGGTGACTTCTTTTCCGTCCCTGCCGGGTTCGCGGTCTCGGTCGGAGCGGCCGACCCGTTTCGCTTCTCGTATCCTTTGACCTCATTCCGCATATTGCCTTCCGGGTCGGCCTTTGTCTTCACGACCGCGGTCAGTGGCTTGTTGTGAAGTTCTGACGAGTCTTTCGGAGTCAGTACCCCGACCGACCGGCAGATGCTCGACAGCGTACCTTTCGCAATCTGCACCGCTACGTCGTTCGGGTTCTTCAAGTTCAAGCGGTCGAACAGTTTTCTGTTCTGATGCGTTCCGTTCAATACCTGCAACTGCAATTCCAGGTAACTCCCGGTGCCGGCCTTTGTCGGCTTCATTTGTGACGCCGTAATGATCACGTCATACTTGCCCGCGGGCAATGCCGTGAACGCTTCATTCGGTTCCACGTCCGCGGCGTTGAACCCATCCAAGTTTCCTTCAGTCATCTTCTTAGCTCCAATTCTGAAAAGTAAAAAACAAACCACTCACTACACTCACTTCGCTACGCTTTCGATGTACCGTCTTTGACCTGCCCGGCAATGTTCCCCTCATTCAATCCGGCCGTGATGAACTGAGCATACGCCTCCCACGTGAACGGGATTTCTGTTGGCATCCCCAGTCGGTTCTTCGCTTGAACCGCGGCAGACTCCTGAGTCCTCACATATCGTTCTCCATCGCTCGCTGCGATGGTTCGCGACTTATTAAATCCCTGATCCTCCTGCCGGACGAACACCCGGTATGAGGCGAACAGGACTTCATCACTCCACTCCTGAAGTAATGAAGACGCGGACGGATGCAGCGCCGGTTGATAACGGTCATATGAATCCTGCTCCGGTGATTCAAACCGTCTGATATCCGCGTGCGCCAATAAGATGACGCCCATCCCGCGTTCGTTCCGGAGCCAGTCGAGGTACTCCGTGACGCGATCCCAGTACTGCAACGCCTGTTTGTATCCGGCTCCATACCCGATATCGGCTATCGACTTTTTCTGTGCGGCGTCGGCAACAACATGGTGGATGAGTTTCTCCAACCAGTCCACGCTGTCGATGGCGAGATACTGGAATTCATGTTTTTCTTCCGCCAACCACCGGAACGCTTCAATGACCGCGTCATACTGCGTCAGGTACTCCGTTTTTTCGCAGTCGATATCGTTCAGCCCGTCTTCCAGATTGGCGAACAAACAGTGCGGAGCCGCGGCAGCCCACGTCGATTTCCCGACGCCGTGCACGCCATACAGTAGCGTCCTCCGCGGCACTTGTAGTTTCCCCGAAATGATTCTCATACGTTCTCTCCAGTTAAGGTTTCACAAACTAAACATTCACGCTTCACTTTGTTTGCTTTGTTTCGCACGGCGTACACCGCTCGCCATCGAACTCATACGGCAGTATGGTTTTACAATCCTCGCAACATCGCCGGAGTTCCATCCCGTAGTCGTCGGTGCCGCTCATTTCGGGCAGGTCGTCGATTGGTATAAGTTTGTTTTTTGCAAATGGCGTGTAGTCAACGTGGTGATGCCACCTGTCCCACTTCCAGACAACGCTGGCTACGTCCGGGTGTTGGTCTCTTAGTGATTCAGCCATGACTTTCCGACCGTCACCGGCATACAGTTCGTCGGTATTCCCGCCCTTCATTGTCATCGTTTGTTGCTTGCCGCACAAAAATGCGTTGAACAATACGGTGCACAATCCGTCCTTCAGGACCCGTAGCGACAGGTCAGTGTCTTCGTTGTATCGGCCACGCCAGCGGTGCGGCGTATCGTTCTGAATGAGGATGCAAGAATACACCCGCGTGTTTGGCACGTAAGCCGGCATCACGGACTTACGGGACGCAAACATGAAGTAATTCATCCCCGATATAGCCACGTTTTTGTAGCGGTCGGCGAACGATTCGCAGGCAGCGAACGTTGTGCCGTCTGACACTGGCACTTTGAGGTTATGATTCAGCCTGTAGAACGCTTCGATGTTGTCGTCCAGTATCCAGTGGCGTTTTGCTCCCCGCCCGATACTGTGCTCCCAGACCCAATTCCGTGCCGGAATAGAGCCCTGACCGAGGTTCGAGAACGGTAGCACTAGAATTTTTGCCGGATCGATAACCGCGGCATACTCGTCGAGTTCCTGCGGCTCGATGACAATGTTGTAGGGCACGCCGATCTGCTCCAGGCATCGGGCTGTTTTTCGCGACTCCCACCGGCCTTTCGATATGATATACACCGGGTATTTCGGGTTCGCGGGAGCCTGAGACACGTACCGTTTGTTCCCATAGCGGCCGATCTCCGCTTCAGGGTACCAGAGACTCTGAGTCTTGTCGGTGATCTTCTGTTCCACGAGTCGCGAGAACGCTGCCCGGTCGTCCCGACTCGCGAAGTGGACTTTGATACTCTGCCAGGGTTTCTGGTCCTCCTGGTTGAACTCTGGCATACCTCGCCAGTTGTCTTCCCATTCCCGTGGGTTGTCAAACAATGCGCCCTGTAGTTCTTTTGCTTTCGCCATCGTCGCTGCTCCTGGTTATGACCGTAAATGTCGTTAGATGTCGTCGGATGTCGTCAGATGTCGTCAGATGTTGTTAGATGTCGTTAGATGTCGTCAGATGTCGTCAGATGTCGTCAGATGTCGTCAGATGTCGTCAGATGTTGTTAGATGTTGTCGGATGTCGTCAGATGTCGTTAGATGTCGTTAGATGTCGTTAGATGTCGTCGGATGTCGTTAGATGTCGTTAGATGTCGTCAGATGTTGTCAGATGTCGTCAGATGTCGTCAGATGTCGTTAGATGTCGTCGGATGTCGTTAGATGTCGTTAGATGTCGTCGGATGTCGTTAGATGTCGTTAGATGTCGTCAGATGTCGTTAGATGTCGTCGGATGTCGTTAGATGTCGTCGGATGTCGTTAGATGTCGTTAGATGTCGTTAGATGTCGTCGGATGTCGTTAGATGTCGTTAGATGTCGTCAGATGTTGTTAGATGTTGTTAGATGTTCCGCTCCCAACACCCGGCGCAGTTCCAACCGCTAACAAACGTAGGTGTACAGAGTGGGGTGAATCCGTGATCCTCGATATCGGCCATAATGCGCCAGGCGTCTGCCTTCCAGTCCCGGCCAACAATAGGGTGAAACTCCAGGATAATAGCCCTCAACTGAGGCTGAACGATATTGAATGAGTATTCAGCACCCTCCACGTCGATCTTGACGACTGAAACGCCGTCAACGGCTCGTTCATATCGCATAGCGGGTACTGTTATGGCTCCCGTTTTCCCTTTCGTTTTTTCGATACTATTCGTGACCCCCACGCCCTTTGATATATGTAGCTGAACAGATGCCGTATCGTCGCCCACAACAGCCATGTTCCTGCAGGTCATAGTATCCGTTGCGTTTCGCTCCAGTACGGCGTACGTGGCTGGTGTGGGCTCGTATGAGATTACCTTTTTCACCCCCATCCGTGAGGCGTACATCGAATACTCCCCGACATATGCCCCGATGTCGGCGACAATATCCGACGGCAATAATTTCACCAGTTTGCATTCTTTCATATTGTTGGTGAATGCGGTTTTCGCCCTCGCTGTCTTGAATGCAAGGTGACCGCCTGTAGTTGAGTTTTTGACCCATACTGCATCATTCATTTCAGCTGCTCCTGATAGGTGAAGAAAGTTCCGGCTTCTCACCGGATCGGGCGTTATTTTTGATTACCGTGGCACCCACGCCTCCTGCCATGATTTCAGCGGCCGATGGACTTCATTGCGTTGCAGATCCATTCCTCAGCCAGTTTTAGTTTGTCGGTCAGTTCCGTGATTTTCTGTTCGTCCCGTTCCCAACGAATGATAATGATTTTCTGTGGCCCGACGACTCGCGGGTCATACGACACGAAGTCGCACCACTCCCGCTGCGTAACGAGACAATGCCCAACGCACTGCCAGAAGTAGTTCCCGGCCGGAATCTCTCGCGTCAGTAACGTGTTGACGTGCACGGCCGGATTGTGCGGGCACTTGACCTCCACGCATCCGTCGTCGCCCACCAGTGCGTCGGGAGTGCCGCCGACCGTGGCCGGTAGTGAGCCCCAATCAAAAAACTGATACACGCCCGACGTGACTTCCGATTGAGTCCGGAGCCCATACATGCGGAGTGCTTCCGCTTCGTTGTCGGTGCCCCAACGCGTGGAGGCCGACGACATGGACGGAGGTCTGGACCCCATCCGCTCAGCGACTTTTTGTCGGAGGTATGCCAGGCCGGTCTGACTGAAGTGGTCGTCCTTCTTTCGGCCGCTCGACATAATGGAGCCGAACTGCGAGCACGTAATTTTGCCCGCACGCTTTGCGTGCCATTCTTCCGCTGCCGCGTTGTCTTCCGGTGGTGTTTGTTTCGCCGGAACGGTTCCTGCCGGTCGCTCCGGTTCTGGCTCTACTTCCGGCTCCGGGCTCAGCCTGACTTCCGATTCGCCGTTGAAATAAAAGTTCAGCACCGTCAATTTGCCATCGTCGTTAGACATCTGAGAGTCCTCCTGCCGCGTCATCGATCCACTTGCATATCGAACTTTTGAACTCCCGCTGAAACATCTGCGGGGTCGCTCGTATTACTTTCCAGCCGAGTCCGGCCGCGGCGTTATACTTCCGCATGTCTTCTTCCATCCCCGCTCCGCGCGAGTGACGCCCCTGGACGTACACGCCACCCTCAATCTCCAGGGCGATCATTGCGACGGTGGAGGCAAAATCAAACCGCCACTGCCGCTCCGGATGGAATTTGTATTCCTGCATCCAGCCGAAGAACGGCCATTCAGTTTGTAGTGCCGCCAGGAAAATAGCGTCACGGTTTTTTGTAGCGGACGTTCCACGCTTCGCAGCCATTGCGTTCCTTTCAATGTTGTATGAAGTGACCGTCTCTCCGGTCTGTCAAGCCAGTGTCTTTTGATCCTCAATGGCATTCCGGCTTCCCCGCCCACGATGTCAGACCCGACTCTGCGACTCATTCGCGTATCCAGTTGAATCGCTTTCGACTCCATCAATAGCCCGACGCCTTACATAAATGCCCTGTGCTCCTGGTCCTCATCATACGCCCGGTCAGATTCCTTCGCACACTCGTTGCAATCCTCCGGGCGTTCGCCGTGTGAGCACTTACCACCGCCGCAACATTCCGGGCACCAGCCGTATGCGTAATCTGCGTCTGTGATAATACGACCGCAGCCGCGCCGCTCACAAAGTCGTCCGTCCATTGTTTCCGGCTCGCTCATTTTGCTTTCCTCCCGCGGATGCTGTAGGCCATCAGATATGCGTCCTCACCGCTGTAGTGTCCTTCCGCGATATGGTTGCACCTAAACCCCATCTGCCGGAAGAACAACTGACCGCCCAGATTGCGTTCGCGAACTCGGGTGACAATACCCGTGCGGTATTTGCCCAGTTTCCCTTTTAGCTTGTCCACCATCGCCGTCCCGACACCCTGCCGCTGAATCGTCGGATCCACCGCGAAGTTCAGGATGCAGATATCGTGTTCCGCGAGTTGATAGGCCACGAAGCCGATTACTTCCGGGTCTCCGTTGATGTCCTCCACTTCGGCCACGAAGCCGATGCAGTTTCGCAGCCCCAGGATGTCGACAAACTCCTGCCGGGTCCAGTACGAATCCGGATTGCAGTCGCGGTCGATAGCCATAACGTCTGCGAGGTCTTGACGTATCAGCCAACGAATCGTGATGTCCAGTTTACTTTCCGTGATCATCGTCCTGTTCCTCCTGAGGTGTTGTGTAGTTGGCCAGCAGATCCACGATGACACGATCCACGATGACCGGAATCATATATCGCTTCATTTCCCGGCCGACCGCGTACACTCCGCAGCGGTATCCAATCCGGTGTGACTTTTCTTCCAGCTCCGTCATGAGTCCTGACCCCCGATTCCGAAGACGGCACAAAGGGTGACGTAGTATTTGTTGCCGTCCTTCATCCGTTCTTCGACTTTTGATCTGAGTTCCCAATCCGGGAACCCGACACTGGCGTTGTGATCGCAGATCCATTCGTCTGCCCAATATTGCCAACTGTCCGACGGAAACAGATGCGATACCGGAGCATCAGCGGTGCTGACGCCCCAGACCGTTAATCGTTTCCGCGGATAATCCGTCATGAGTTTCGGGCTCATTCTGAGTCTTTCGCATCCGGAGTACGGCGTGAGATGATGAGGTTAATTTCCTCCCGGTTGCTGAGTGTGAATTCCAGTACTTCGGCCAGCTCCCGAATCGCCTTTGCCAGTTCCGCGTCACGCGTGAAGCCGTCGTTGAAGTTTTTCGTGCGCGGCTTGTTTCCGTTCTCGCTGTTCGGCATGACCCGTGGCCATTTGACTTTTGCGGCGTTCGCAATGTCGGAGATCTGCGACGGCGACATCGGAATGTCCAACTGCTCGCTGGCGACTTTCGCGGCCATCGGTCGCGTTAATAGTTGCAGCTCTTTCGTATGCGACTTCAGCCACTTCATGATGATTAGTTTTTGCGGGAACGTGAGGCAGCGCTGTTTTGCTTTCGACATGTTTCTGAGTCCGTAAAAAAACCACCGCGGAAGTCGGAGCAGCGACTACCGGGTGGAACCGAAGTTTTTGACTGAAGCCGTCAATGCCTGCTCGCATCCAATTCAATCAACGATGCAGACAATATCGGCGGACTTGTTCACCTGTCGATATTAATCATAGTAAATTCTCAGCGGTTTTTCAAAACAACGAAAACAGCAATGTTTTCGCGGGTTTCTTTTCGGATCCAGAAAAAACTGGAAAGATACTTTGATTTTGTATTGCGTTGTTGGCCGATACTGATATTGTGTTCCTATCAGAGACGCAAACAACTTCAACCGGAGCAGACAAATGACCAGAAACGAAATTGTAGCAGACGCACTGATCAAAGCGTTTCGCGACACCTATACCGCGGAAGCGGTAGACGAAAAGCTGGAGGAACTTTTCGACGTTCTTCAATGTACTTTGATGTCGCAACGGGTGAAGGGTGTACACCTGAAGATAATCGACGAACTTCACGACCGCTTAAACGAAAAACTGTAGTCTCTTTCAACCGCTCGCCCGGAACGCCGGGACGAAAACCCCAACCACAGGAGACAGACATGAAACACAAACCCCAGAAACCCCAGGTAATCAGCGGCGAAGAACTCGCCAACCGGATAATTGCCTCTGAGCAGATTGACGACCACGATTTTT